CCTTAATCACGGTATTTTGTGCTTCTCCATTTGCATTTACCTGCTGGCCATCCGCGGTTCCCGCCTTAGCTTCCTTTTCTACCTGCGCAGAGCGCCGGGAGGAAACGCCCTTCCCTTCTTCATGTACCGGCTTTCCATCTTGAACCCACTGTCCATTTGCAGAAATGCTGTATCCGTCGGGAGTCTTCTCCTCAGTAGCCATTGTGCCATTGTCCTTCAGAAAATAACAATAGCCGTCCACCCAGGTCCAGCCCTGAGCCATTTTTCCCCAGTTCGCGGTGTCCGTCTTCAAAAAATACCATTTTCCGTCTGCCAAAATCCAGCCATCCTGCATTTTCCCGGTAAGCGGGTCAAAATAATACCAGCTGCCGGAAATCTCCTTCCAGCCCTTCTGGTTCTGCCCTTCCACCTGATACTGCCACTGTCCCTCTGATTGTATCCATTTTCCCTCTGCTTGCGCCGTTAGGGAAAAGAACGGAAGGGTCAGAGCCAGAGGAATAGACAGCATAAAGGAGCGAGAAAAAACGGATAAGGGATGTCCCCCGTCATTTCTTGCCCCTATAGTTTTATCACTATATTTTTGTGTATGCTTCCGCACAAGCTTCTGTGAATGCTTTTCAGCTGTATGATAAGCTCTATGTTCTGCCAAACCGTCCATGGCTTGACTATCCTGACCCCATCCCATAATGCTTCTCCTTCTATAAGCGAGTCCATCGCCTGTGAACACTGTCTTAGGAATGGTCATCGCCTAAACTAATTTTGCAAAAATGCAAAGTAAAAAACCGTACATAGTACAGAAGACTGAAGATATTCTATACTACATACAGTTTCGTCAAAATCGCAAAAATGATAAGCAGTTTTCACAAAATGTAATCCATTTAATTATTTATTCATAGTAATCGTCACGAAGTCAAACACTGCTAAACACTCTATCAGCACTTGCTTAATATAAAGGAATGATGTAAACTAAATTATAAGAGTTCAGTTATAATTCAAGGGTAATTAACAAAAAAGAAATTCAGCTTTAATCTAGGTGAAAAATATGTCTGAATACATACTAAGTAAATACAACAGATACTATCAGGACGGAAACAATCTTTTAGTTCTTGGAGGGACTTCAAGAACAGTCGTTCAATTCGAAAACTGTAGTATAAAAACACTTCTTAATGAGATTATGATGCTCTCTAATGAAGAACTAGATTATCTACATGAGTATGGAATTATAATTGACTTTGGCGTAGACGAGTATGACAATTACATGTCAACATTTCAACGATGGAAAACAAATGATAAAGAATTAACAGTAACTATAGGATTAACATTTAATTGCAATTTTAATTGCCTTTGAAAGGCTTTTACCTTTCTTTAGTTCATCACCAATCTTTTTTAAGATTTTTATTTGCCATTCATCAGGGCCGTCAAAGTTTTCAAGCGGTGTTCTTTTTTCACCCCAAGGAAATGCGAAATATACAAAGCCTAATGGATCATGCGTGAACGAACCCAACGCATCAATCAGTTGTGCCTTGTTGTACTTCATCTGATTTCACCCTTGCTTGTTTCATGCGGTCTGATATGTCAATCTCTATTTCTGCATCAAGTTTTACCTTGTCAGTAAATAGCATGTGCCTTTTACCCAACAACTCGGCTGCTTTAGTTCTATCTGCAATTGATGCATCCAAGCCAAATGCATCTTTTTCTTCACCATTCATTACCTTAGTTAGGTACTCCAGCACTTCATCAGCCGTTGCGATTGTGTTTTTACTACGCTTTTCCATTACATCATCTATGTATTTACGTACCTTTACTTTTCTTAACAGCTGACTTCCTTTACTTGATGCACTTTTTTCTGCATATCCAGCCTTAATTGCACTCTGTGTTGCATTGGTAGTCTTGATATACTCATCTGCAAATATACGTTCTTTTTCTGTTAAGGTGTTAGCATCTGCCATATATCAATCACCACCTTTATATGTTCTAACTAAAAATAGCAGTACTTCATGCTGCTTAGTACTGCTATACTCACTTTCTTTCTTATAGAGTTGTCCTTGCTTGAACGTTTTCCCTTTCTTGTATTTATGAGGGAATGTCAGTTTGTATTCTTCCTCTGTGTACATTCGATTGACGATATATACCTTGCAAGGCTTATCATATTTGCTCCACGATTGCCTTATATCGACTACATATCGCCTGCCGTTCATTTGTAATGCTTTAAGCAGTTTCTTTATCGTTGGTTGATAATTCACATTAAGCACCACACAATACCGACTATAATCAATACACCGCACACAATGGCTAGGCAATCAATAATACTCAACACATTATCTTCACGATGTTCAAACGCATATTTTGCTTTCGCCTGTAGGTCTTTGTTATCTAAATCTTGTGCAGCACGTTTAAATAACGCTCTATCCTTAATGAATTGTTTAATTGCATTAATCATTTTAGTACTTCACCACCTTTCCGCTTTAACTTCCCATTAGATCTAACACACAAACCGCATGTGCTTTTTCTTGCGTTCCCCTGTGTAATGTATGTTTGACACAAGCCGTCATATTCAATGACATTAGCCGTGCATTTTCCTTTCTTGTTGTTCAAGCATTTACTCTTACAACACAATATGTCAGTCATCATTTCTCCCCTTTTGATAACTTTATGCAAAAAATGAGATATATCGCCGTGGATATACCTCATTATGTGATAGTTTTATTCAAAACCAAAGTTATATAGTTGGCTATTCGCCAACACGAGTATATGAATTGTAATCATGGTTAGCTCACTCTGTCTAACTCTCGCACAATACTCGGTTCCCAACGGAACATATAGCTTTAGTTTTCAATATGCAATTGCACTCTCTAAACTAATACCGCTAGTTGTTTGTAGTATGTAACATTTTTTCGCTTAAGGTTTTATCTCATGAAACGTATAGTTGGTTGTTATTGCATAATTGGAAAGGATTATATGTGCGGTATTAGTTTACAAAATGCAATATAAGAGGTGCGGTACAGTTAGAAAATAATATAGATTGTAATGACTTAGAAACAATACTCGTTGATTTTCAAATACAAAATATAAAACCGCACCTCAATTGCTATTTAGTTTTTAGAATTGCTCATTGGCAACTCTTACACCTTATATTCTACTATATGTTTTTAGGTGTGAATACTGACAATTGCTGACATTTTATGACATTTGATGTCATCTTTTTTGCCACTTCTATAAATGCTTCATCTCTATATCGTTTAGCCTGTCTTTCTTCAAACATTCCTTTATACATTGAACATGCTTGTTGTGCAGTCATACCTAATAGATATTCACCCCTCAGCATTTTACCGCCTATATCTGCTTCTAATTTAGTAAGTAAATCTATTGCACCGCATTTGTACTCTGTTAATTCATCAATCCGTCTACGTTGCTCTTTTTCAGTATCAACAAACCTTGCTACACTATTTTCTAATCCACATGGAACACCGCCACCGCTCACTTTGTCTTTCGAATAGTCTATAGCACTGATCGTTGTTATGTTACTTTGTAATTGCTTTATTTCCATAGCCATTAACTCAAGGTCTTTATCTACTGTTTTCAAAGGCTTTAAATATTCCTTAGCACTATTTATTAATCTCTTTTCTTCCTTTGATAGTTCGCTCAAATGCAAATCACCTCAATCCTTAAACGCACCATTAATAGCTAACATATAAACCAACACACACCACGCTACAAATATAATTGCATTTGCGTAACCATTACTTGTATTACCAACTGCAAGCCACAAACAAAAGAACATAAACCATGTCATATATTTATACCTCTGCCAACTTTGCATGTCTCCATGATGTAAAGCAACGTTTACCACTGTCAACACTCCACGATGTAGCACCACCATCCCAAGCATAGATTTTGTCATTTTCTACTTTGGCAAAATATCGTCTTTCCCAATTATATCCATTGCAATCTCTAACCAATATAGGTGTATCAACCTTTACTTTACTCCAATCAACAATACCTAGATATTCAGCCATATCAATTAATTGGTCTTTTTCCTCAAAGCATGTACATTTCACTTGTACACGTGGTGAAAATGGACATAGATAATCTCTTTCGTTTACAAAGAAAAACAGTGTATCATCTTCAATTTCTGCTTTTCTAAACCCTAAATCATACATGCGTTTAAATAGTTCATCTGTAAATGCTTTATCGTTCATGTTCCCATTCTCCTTTATCTTCATTCCATCTGTACCACTTCACGTTTTTTATAAACATTCCGTTGTCTTGTAAATCATCTTGCATTTCACCGATACAAAATTCATCATCGCCACTTTCACAAGCCAGTTGTTTTAGAAATTCAAACGCACTTTCCAATGTATCATGAGGTGCTATGTAATAATCTGAATGTTCTGTATATCCGCTATAACCTAACATTTGTTATCCTCTTGTTCTTTCTTCCATTGCATTAACGCATTACTCCATTCTTTATCACGATCATTTTCAACGAAATTCATATATTCAAAAAATGCTCTTTTTCGTACTAATCTCGTATATTCTTCTAATGACATTCGTCCTTCTCTTAAATCGAACATACTTATCATTACTGCAATGTTTACACCGCTTATACAATATTCAGCAAAAATACCATCTGGCCTTCTTCTTATAATAGGCTTATATATATCGTTACCATGCACAATTGTTATCGCACTTGATAATAGTTCAAAATCCATCATTGTTTCCTCTTATGATAAGGCGGATATTTCACCGCCTATATCTATCCAACCAATACTTTAATCAAAATCACAAATCCAAATATCAAAGCTACTAGCGATACACCCATGATCGCATTAAAGAATAACTCTTGTACAAATTGGATTGCCTTTCTATTATTTTCTGCATCCCTATTAGCCATCGCTTTGAAGTCTTGTGTTTTTGTTTGTAACTTATCTACATCACCTGTATATCTGCTCATTGGTGTACACATTATTTACCAGCTTTCAATTCTTCAACTTCCGCTACTAATCGATTTACCAGCTCTTCAAGTTGTTTGATTTTGCCTTTATGGTTAGTTTCGTATTCACTGCCTTTACCAAGTCTAAAGGATACACCTGCATTAATCATTTTATTGGCTAATGTAGCACCCAAGCTAAACATTACATGCTCAGTTG